TGGCACTATTTGCACCTAACACGCCTACTGTGTATGGCAATGCTGCGCTCCAGCTAGTAACAAAGTTTGCGTAGAACGTCCCTTCAGCATTGTTATACCAACTGCTGAAGTTCGCGCCCGTCATGCTTGCTTGATCCGTTGACCTCGTCACTTGAGAGCCGGCAGTGGCGATGTAGCTCGTTGCAAAGGAACCGGCCTCGAGCTGGGCGCCCCAGATAAAGATGCCGCTGGTGCCGTCGCCTGCGTATGTGCCAGTTTGAAGGATGATCTGCAATTGACCCGAGGTGGCAGAGGACGCTGTGCCGGTCACAGAACATCTGAACCAACCATTGCCTACAGGCGTGATGCTGGTTGACGTGCCGCTGTTTAACGTAGCCGTAACAGCCGACAAGTCAAAAGTCGCCGTGATACCCCATCCACCACCGGCGTTTAACCTGAAGGTCGTTCTTCCTGCGGCCTTTGCGAAGATTGAGTACGTGTAGGCTGTTCCGCTTACTGGAGCAAAAGAAACATAAGCATAGTGGGTAGAGGTAGTAGCGTCTTCAGTAAGTTTGTCAGCAGTCGCATTGCCATCTGGAGAGACTTCGGTGTTTGCCGCAATGGTTGCGCCACTTTTTGTCCAAAACGCGTTATCGAACTGCTCGGAATATGTGAACAAATTTGTCCGCGACTCCTCGATCAGCAACCCCAGCGACTCCTCAGTCACCGGATCAAACGTGAAGCGAGGAACGCCCGACGCAGCCGTGCGCAGTACCCCATCCTTGTCGTAAAACGTCGCCGAGCTGGCGCGTGTGAAGGTCACACGCGGGTCGAGTGTTTTGGCGTTGGCGAAGTCCAGCAGGAGTGCTGGACGAATCGCCGGGAAACTAGACGCGAGGCTCATGTTTGCTATCCCGGTTATTCAACAAACCTTATGCGCTCCAAGGAAGCGGTGGCGTTACCACCGGAGGATTGATCTGATTTTGAATCTGTTGTGCTACAGCTTCTTCTGTCACATCCTTGTCCACACCATTTGCCCAAATCCAGCTTAGTACATCCTCTTGAGTTAAGTCTTCATAAGGTGTGAACTCACCACCGGCATAAGGTATCTGACAGGTGTTGATGACACTTGCAGAATAGTCACCCTCTGTACCAGCGCAAGTCCAGTGAACATTAAAAACCACATCTGCATTACCCTGCTCTTGTGGGTAGCAGTCCATCGCGGTGACTGACCAAGTAATCGTTGTTGCCATCATTACCTCCTATTAACTCAATCTGTAAACCGTAAAGGTGTTTGCTGCTGTTCTGCGGATTCTGAAGTGCGCTGAAACTCCTGTTGCAATTGTCAACGTACCTAAAGTGGTGTTGCCGTTAGCGCCAATAGTAATCGTGCCAGAAGCCGTATTAATAACCCACCAATCAAGGGCTACGTTATTTGCTGACCAAGTTAAAGCGCCTTCAATATCTGTTCCTGTGGGCAGGGTAATGGTGTAAGTCGTGCCTGTTGTGTTCAGAATACCTGTAATCAGTTCAGCGCCGGTCAGAGTAGCCAAAGCCGCTTTTGAAGTCGGTGCGCCCTGATAGGGCATGACAAGGTTACTGTTGAATTGCGTAATACCGGCGTTGTTGATGCGCATCCGCTCCGTAGACGAACTGCCGCCATCTGCCGTCGTACTGAATACCAAACGGCCCGGCATGTCGTTCGTGCCGGGGGTGCCGTCTACTTGAGCAGAGATTTGCGCGGCGCGAATAAACGCAGTGCCGTCTGCGCCCCACCATCTTAAATACCCAAGGTCGTCCCCAGACGCGACAACAGTCAAGCTTCCGTCCGTAGTTCCGCGAGACCGTTTAATGTCAACAATAGACGCAGCGGTGGCGGTGGTTCCTGAATACGCTACAGAGGACAGCCCCGGAAATACACCTGAACCTGTTGCAACTACTGCTAGTTTTTGTTCACTAGAAATATTATTCGCAGTAGCCGTCGTACCCACCAACAACCGCCCACTCGCATCCAACGTCATCGCTTGGGTGAAGGTGATGGCGTTACCTGCGGTGCCGGATGGGGCAATAGACCAAGAATGTTTACCATCCTGCATTTGATAAGCAGTGGCAAAATCAGAAGTAATGTATTGCGTATTTCCGGTTACAACGTAAGCGTTTGAAAATAAATACAACGCTTCTGTGTCATTTCGTCCGGTGATAACTCCGGTATCGCCCAACTGCAAGGCATTGTAGTTACTAGACCAAGCACTCGGCGTAACGCCCAAGCCGAGGTTGCCGGAAGCATCCTTCACGATCTGGCCATTGCCGATCGTCAGCACATCGCTTGCGCCGTTGATGTTCGCTACGTTGATCGACGCGCTGTCCTGATACGCCATCGAACCCAAGTACTGGTTCAGCGGAATCTGGTTCGCTGCCGTGCCAACGTCGTACTGCGAGGCCACCAGGTACTGGGTGCTGCCGACGGTTTCGCTGATCGTGCCGCCAGAAACAACAGTCGAGGTATTGGTGTTGGTAGTGGTACCGACAGTCAACCGGCTGTTGGAATCCAGCGTCATCGCCTGTGTGAAGGTGATGGTGTTACCTGCCGTGCCGGAGGGGGCGGTTGACCACCGATGTTGACCACCGGTTTGCTGATAATGAGTTGCTGCTGCTGTGGCAGCGTAAATCCAGTTTGTTCCGTCGTAGTAAGCGTTGGAGGTGAAATATGAATTATTTGCGCTAAATGCCGCAATAGAAGTTCCCAACCTACTTACTTCAATCACTCTAGTTCCAACCCACGCACTCGGCACAACACCCAAGCCGAGGTTGCCTGCGCTGTCGATGCGCATGCGTTCGGTGTACGAAGCAGACGCAGTTCTAACACCAAACACCATGTCTGGAGTAAATCCAGATGCTTTACTTACGGCTCCCATGTAAGCATAGTGCCCAGCAGATGTTCCACCTAACGCGCCGACAACTATGCCACTAAACTTATCAGCGGCTGCTGTATTGTTATTAAAGCAAAATAAATTATATCCAGCAGGAGCTGCTGTTGAAGCCCCAGAAGCTGCATAGGATGTGTTATCAACCAGATTGAAATTAACAATCCCGCCATCCAATACGAATTTATAGCCTGCGGTATTGCTGGTTGTGCCAACCAGCACATTCCCCGCAAAGTAGTTCGCCGCCGTCCCCGACGCATAGATGTTCCACTTGTTCGTGCCGGAGGAAACTAGCGAGGTGATGCCGAAGTTGTTTGTGCCTTCGCTTAAATCTGGTATTTGGATAGCGTGGGCATTTGTAATTGTTGAACCCGCGCCTTTGGCAGTGACAGAGGCTTGTAGTCCATAAACATTGGCAATTGTCGTAGCGGCAGCGGCTGAACTTGCATAGGCAGCAACACCAGTAATAGATGACGCATCTGAACTACCTCTATAACCAAATGTTGAAATTGATGCTTGAGATTGGCTTGCCCCTACTGTGGGTTTTTGAACAAAAATATTTATGTTTTGGTTTGGCGCAACTCCCACCCCCATATAACCATTCACCGTCACGGTGTCGGTTGAAGCATCGCCAAGGGTGGTGTTGCCAGTGACGGTTAATGTTGGCGTAGTCAGCGCACCGGTCATGGTGTCGCCAGCCTTCAGAACATAAGCAGCACCAGGCAGGTAAGCCGCTACCCAAGCCGAGCCGTTGTAAACGCGCATTTCACCGACCGTGCTGTTGAAGTACAGCGCACCCGTCAGCAGCGCATTGCCATCATTGTCTACCGTCGGATTGCTGGTCTTCGATCCAAGGTAGCGATCGTCAAACGAGTCGTAAGCCGCCTCAGCAGCGTTCGCACTTGCAAGCGCAGCACTCGCAGAACCCGATGCGCTTGTCGCGCTGTTAGCAGCATTGTTCGCGCTGGTCGCGGCCGCCGAAGCAGAAGCCGCGGCGCTGGTCGCCGAGCCAAGGATCGAGTCAACGTAGAACTTTGTGGCCGCATCCTGGTTCGCAGTCGGATCAGCCATGCTCACGATCTTCTGCGAACCCATGTTGATCTGGCCCGACATAGTGCCGCCGGCCTTCGCCAGCAGAGTGCCGACCGTCGTGTCGATCTCGGTCTTTGTGTACGCGTCCGTGATGCCGTAGCCGGCGATCGTCGTCGGGTTCGTACCTGCCGTCACTCGGCCATACACGTCCACCGTCACCGACCGGTAGGTCGCAGCCGTCACACCGGTTGTCGCCAGATCAATGTTGTCAGTGTTGACCACGATGCGGCTGCTTGACGCCGTGCCCACATCCAGCGTGTTGCCGGTCTTCGTCAGACCCGCGCCAGCCGTGATCTGGCCTGCGCCGGAGAACTGCTCAAAGGTGATCGCGGTCGACCCCAGCGTGCCGCCTGCAGAGACCGTGCAGACCCAGCCAGAGTTGTCGTTGACCGTGCCCTGCTCCACGAACACAAACGCACCAGGCAGCTCGGCCCATGAATCCGCATCGGTGGATCGGGTCCAGCTGCCGGCCGCGACCACGTAGATGCCGTTTGCTGATGCCGTGGACTGGTTCTTGACCAGCACCCGGTCGCCAGCAATGACCGCCACGCCGTCAATCGTCTGCGTGCCTGACAGGGTGATGTTGGCCGTCGTTGCCGCAACCACGCTGGCCTTGACATCCAGACCCTGCGCCACGCCGTCCACATAAGCCTTGGTCGCCGCATCCGCATCCGCGGTCGGTGTGCCCAGGCCCGTGATCTTGTTGGTGCCCATCGCGATGGCGCCAGACATGGTGCCGCCGGACAAGTTGAGCTTGAGTGCGAGTCCCGTGTCGACGTAGCCCTTCGTTGCCGCATCGCTTGCGTTCGTCGGCGTAGACAGGCCAGTGATCGTCCCAGCCGTGCCGGAACTCATGTCCAGCGTGCCGGTGATGGTCACATTGTTGAACGTGCTCGTGCCGCTGTTGGCGGTCACGTTACCGGTCACGTTGCCGGTCAGGTCGCCCGTCACGTTGCCGGTCACATTGCCGGTGACGTTGCCCGTCAGATTGCCGGTAAAGCCAGAGCTGGCAGAGACCGTCGTAAACGCGCCAGACGCAGGTGTGGTGCCGCCAATGGTCGTGCCGTTGATCGTGCCGCCTGCGATCGTCACAGCCGATCCCAGGTTCACCGCACCGTTTGCCGACAGCGTGGTGAAGCTACCGGCGGCTCGAGTCGTCGCGCCAATCGGCGTGCTGTCGAGCGTTGAAGCGGTAATCGCAAGCGCCTGCAGTGCCGACGAAGCAATCAGCGCATCGCCAGCCGCATTGACCATCGCCACCTTGTAGCCATTGCCAGTCAAGGTGGGGAGCTTGGCAAAGCCAGCCGTTACAAGATCCAGCTCCGCACGCAGCGCCGCCGATGAGCCTGGTGCATTGGGTGCCGGATAGGCGGAATGGTTGTAGTAGCTGTTTGGCATTATCGAAGCCCTCGGCGCATTGAATAGTGGACGATCACGGTGTTCACCGTGAACGGTTTAAACAGGTTGGACACAGACGAAATACGGATGGCGATGTTCTCAGCCGTTCCCGTCACCTCAACCTCGGACGGCGAAATGTCGCGGCCATCCCAGACAAAGTTGTCCCAAGTGAATGAGTCCCAATAGGACGAACGCAAGTCGTTGCCATAGACCTGGTCAGCTGGCTGTTCAAGCTCAGACGTGCGATATCCAAGGTCATACGCAAACGAAAATTCAGCATACGAATCACCCGTCAGCTCCACGCTGGCGCGGCGATACCGCTTCAAAATCCGCGGCGAGTTGATGCTGTTGTAAACCAATGTGATATTTGCGGAGATGTCTGCACCATCAAACGAAGTGCCAGCATCCAGCGTGTAAACGAATCCATTGGTCGATCCAAAATACGAAGTCTCCGCACCGTCCGCATTACTGCCTTCTGAACAGCAGGTCACAGGGTTTGGAAACTGAACCGGGCCAGAACCAATCAGCTTGCCGTTGGCGACCGTCATGTAAAGCCCGGTGCCGTCACTGAAGAAAAGCCTGTACTGCCCCTTTTCGCGGTTCAGCACCGACGCTGTTGCCAACTGCCGACGAGCCTGGATGAACGGACGGATGTTCATCGTCATTGAGTTCGACAGGAAGTTGCCGAAGTTCAGTGTCGTGGACATGCCCATCACGCCGCGCTGAGAGAGCGCATACGTCTGGTCAAGGTTTTGCGCGGTGTAACGCATCGCACCGCTGGCATTGTTAAAGTTCGACAGCTTGAAATCCGCTTCGCTGGAGCCGTACAGGATCGATGTTTCGTTTTCCGTGTAGACGCCTAGCGCGCCGCTTGTCTGGTCGCCTGGCAACTGCGGCAAGTTCGTGATGTCGTCATTCATCGCGATCTCGCCAGCACCCAGCACCGGATCCCAGACGTAGGGATTGCCAATGCCAGAAAACTGCAGCGAGTGCCCGAAAGCTAAGAACAGATGCTGCTTGTGCGCGGCGATGCAGGTCGGCGCGTCCGGCGACATGGCGGTCGCAATCGGCACCAGGTACGTGCCGTCAAACTCAAATGCCCGGTTCTTGCCGTCGCAGAAGTACAGCTTCTGATTCGTCTGGCCGCCACCAAAGTTGGCAATGACTGTCTGCACTCGACCGTCTGCCGCCCAGGTCATCTGACTCTGCGTGCCGTTGGCCAGTGCGTACTTCGTCCCCCCGACGTTGATGTGCTCGTTGTTTACAAAAGTTCCGGTCACCGAAGTGAAGATGATCCGGCCAGACGCATGCGGAGATCCGCCCCAAGCCCCGCCGGTGACGATCACACGCCGGGCGATGCCTGTCGCGCCACTGGTGCCGCCGACAACGGTCGTGCCCTCAGCAATCTCTGTCGTGCCATCATCAAACGCCAGCTCAATGCCAAGCGTGACCGCAGTCCATCCACTGCCGCTGGACTTGTACATCGCCAGCGCCGTGCCGCCTACATTGTTTCGCCATGCATAGACATTGCCTTTGTAGTAGACAACGCCTCGCACGGGACCGGAGCCAGGGACTGCCTGAATGTCAGACCTGTAGGCATCTGCCGCCAGCGCCTTGTAAGTCGCATCCAGTAAGCCATCAGCAACCAGGTTGGAAATTGAGTTGATTGTGCCGACGTTGCTCGCGCCAACCAGCAGACCTTCTGACTCGAGAAACGTGCCAGTCTCTTTGGTGATGACAACATCTCCACCAGAGACAGCAATAACCCGTCCGGTCGCAGATGATGTGTAGCCGGTGACGGTATTGCCTACCGCTACAGCACCAGTCAGTGTGCAGCTCAGTACGCTGTACAGCGCAGCAGACGGCGCAGGGCGCCCATCAAACCGCTCATAGCCTGCAATGCGGGTATAGCCACCCGTGATCGAGCATTCAAAGTTTGCGCCACGGCGCATGACGCCAGGCGGCAACGACAGCGTTGGCGTGACCTGATCCAAGCCGCCGTTCAGGCGGATCAAATCGTATCTAACCTGCGGTAGCGCCAAGCCCATGTGTCAGTGCCTCAAGCCAACGGATTGCCCAAATAAACTTCCTGCAGCTGCTCACGCTCGAGCTGAGTCAGAAGGTTCTGATACTCCTGCTGACCGTGCTGTATGACTTCTGCAGCCGCTTCAAATAAGCCATACGAGATCATCGCCTTGTAGACGATCATCATGTGGTACGCATCTGGAATGTCTGGCGAGTCGCCATCGTTGACTAGCGCGTACGGCTTTTTCTGGTACTCACCTGTAATCAGGTAAACGTCGTCAGGGATCTGGCCAAGCATGATGGCCTTGCCCTGCGGGTTCTCGCCGAACACCACCGGACGGCCATTGACCTGCAAGTTGAAGCGGTACGTGTTGCGAAACACGTAGTACTCCCACTCCACCAGCCACTGCTCGTCCTGAATGCCGATGCTCTGCTTCTGGCAGCGGAACGTGTCCTTGTACCAATAGCGAAGGTCCGTCATCAGGTTGCCAGTCAGCTGGTTTGTGATCGCCGTCGGCAGGTAGTCACCAGTACCGGCGACCGTCTCCCACTGAAACTTTTGACGCATCCAGTTCCAGGTGTTGTGCAGGCCTTGAATTTCCAGCCACGCTGAGTTGACCCAGTTCACCAAACGCAGGTTGGCGCCGCTCTGCGCTAGAACCGAAGACGGTCCCGTGCCAGATGCACCAACTTCGGAACTGAGTCGCTGAACGAGCTGGAGGTAGTTCATGTCTTACACCGGGTTAGCAAGCATCTTGCGCAGCCAAGGCGCGCCCTGCTTCGGATTCGGATCGTGCGATACAGAGAACGGATACGTAAGCGACAAGACGTTTTCCTCTTGGAAGCCCATCGAACCATCCTGGTTGACGATCTTCTTCTGACGAACACGCGACTGCTTGGCTTGCGCCAATACAGCAACGTGATACCTACGCAGCTTCTGAGGCTCACCGTTGCGCATCAGCAGACGATAGTCACCGTTGACATTCACCTCACAAAACTGCGGGTCGTTCTCATTGCCCGGTTCCATCAGGATGACTTCCATTTCGTCTCGCATGAAAGCTTCTTCATCCAGTGCATCAGTGCTCAGCACTCGATCAGTGTCGACTTCATGGCCGCCTTTTGTGGCTTCCGCCGCGGGCTGCACCTTGTTCACGATCTCCACGTCCTCAGACGAGACACCGCGCTTGCGCTCGTAGGTATTGGTCATTGCTTAGTCTCCGTTACGTTAATCAAAGCAGGGAGCTGCCCGAAGGCAGCCCCCTTTGCCGACTTAGGCAGTCAGCGGGTTGGCCGGCATGTCGGCCAGGTTGTAGAAGGTGTCGGTGACACCCGCTGCCGACAGGTCGGTGCCGCCAGGAGTGAATGCCGTACCAGCGGTCAGCGCGATGCGCAGGCCACCGATCGGGCAAACACCAGCCGGAGCGTCAGGCCACTGCAGAGCAACGCGGCCGGCAGCCAGCTCGACGTTGTCCACGATCGGACCCGGCAGGATCGACACAGCACCAGCAGCATTCAGGAAGATGCCGTAAATACGAGTCGAACCATTCACGCCGCCGGTGAAGCCACCGTTGACGGCCTGAATACCACCGGCAGCAGCTTGATACACGGTAGGACCGCTGTAGCTGATGGCGATGTTGTCGGTGATGGCTTTCGAATAAAAACGACCATCGATGATGTAGTTGATGGCAGCAGCGATTTGGATGGTGTTGGCGTTGGTGCCTTCAGCCAGTTCGCCGCTGTTCAGAGCCATGGTCAAGCCACGGTTGAGAGATTGATTGTCAGACATGATGTGTCCTTTCAGATTTCAAATGTTGCGTGTTTTTTCAGATTGACCTTGGCCGGAATGACTTGAAGATTGCTTTCCACATGCAGCCCGCAAACGTGTTTGCCACGCAGCGGGACAATGTGGTCCACATGCCACTTGCCTCCCAACATCTTCTCTCTTACTTTAGCAATGTGATATGCCTCGGCAATAAAGAACTTGTTAGCCCAAGAAGGCGTCGCGCGCTTGATGTAATCAACACGAAGCGCATTTTCTGCAAGCTTCTTTGAGTTATCAATTGCACGAAGCCTTCTCTTGCTTTCGTTGAAAAGCTGCTGCGCACGCTTTGGATTACTCAGTCGCCACTCGCGAGAGCGAGAGATGTAGTTCTCTGCGTTATCGCGGTAATGCTTCTTGTTGTAAGCCTTGGCGCACTCACGGCACTTGTTGCTCACGCCAAACTTTGCCGTCGGATGCTTGTTGAAAGCATCCAATGACTTTTCCGTTTGGCAGTGAGAACAAGTCTTCATCATTTCGGCCTCAGTCAATTACAAAGCAGAGCAGGCGCTTTCAATGCGAACCATCCAGTTTTCATTGAGACGGATCGCGTTCTTATAGAAGTTGGCGCCCACGTACCCGAACATGCCCATTGGGTTGGCGTGAGTGATTTGCTTTGCCGGCAGGTAGATCGGCTGAATGGCGTTCATGCCCTTCAGTGCAACCTGACCCCAAGCTTCTTGCGCGATCACCATGGTCGGATACACGTCTGCAGTGGTGCCAGTCGTGCCGCCGTTCGACAGGAAAGCGCCCGCAGTGACCGTGCCGCCTGCAGCCAGGAAAGGCTTGAAGTACGGCGAGGTGATGATGCGGAAGTTTTCAATCGTGCCGATCTCGCGCTCATGCACAGGCTTTTGCGCACCGTAGCGAGCAACCGGAACAAACACGTTCTGGCTGTTGACAGTCAGACTACGAATGTCAGCTTCCATGTCGGTGTGGATGAACACCAGGTAGCCTGGTTCGATCGCGCTGGTGTTGAAGTTCACCGACGAAGCAAGCTTCTCGGTGACCATCTGAGCGTGTGCGTTTTCGAGCTGACGGCGAGCCTGGCGCAGCTTGTTTACGCTGATGCCGGTGTTGACCGAAGCGCGAGCTGTGCCGTTGGAGTACACGACGTTGGTGCCGCCGCGGACTACACCGTAGGAGATCAGCTCTTCGATCGATGCCATGTGCTCACCGACCAGCTTGACCATGTCGCCGGGGATGTCGTCCTCGTACATGTTCTCAGCCTTGCTCGAGAGCTTCATCAGAACGCCGTACTGCTGCAGGGTGACCTGCACGTCCTGATAAGCGATCGTGCGCGAGCCAGGAGTCACACCTTCCTGCAGCAGGTAGTTGCTGGCAGTGATGTTCGGTGCGCCGTTGGAGCCAGCGTCGATCGGCAGAGCGCGACGGAACACAACGGTGTCAGTCTTGTTCTGCGGGATTTGTTTCTGGGTGCCGAAGGTGCTCAGCACTTTGATAGGCATGGCGTGCTTGAGCATCTCACGCTCAGCCATGATGAGGTTCCGCGAGGGAACGAGCGAATAAGTTTGCATGATCAATTACCTTTCTGTCGATCAAGTTCGTCTAGATAGCGCCAGTACTCTTCGGGCGACATATCCTCTACGGCTTTCTGACGGACGTTGCCACCAGATCGGCCTGAAGGAATTGCCGCTGCAGAGCTAAGGCGCTGCGTTCTTTGCGACGACACCGACTTCATGGCTTCGGCGTGCAGATCAAGCAGGCGGACCGCATCTTGCGGGCTTTCGCTCGCCGCAAGCATCTGCACTTCTCGAGGCTGGCGTTGCATCCAGCCCATGAATTCGGGCGTCCTCACACGATCTTGCCAACCCGGATGCCGAATCTCGACTGCCATTTCGCTACGCATGCGTGCGAGTTCTTCTGCCGTGACACCGGGCTGCTGCATTTGCGGTTGCGGCATCGCTGCCTTGATCGCCTGCAGCTGCTCGTTCAAAGCAGCTTCCATCGCCTCTGCGAACTCTGGGTAGTCGCGCTTCAAAGACTCCATCGCCTTGGGGTTGCTCTGCGCTTCCCGGATCTCTCCGGCGGTTGGCGCTTCGCCGCCCTTCGCTGAGACCTGTTGAGCCGCCTGAAGCTGCTGCTTCAGTTGGCTGCCCAGACCTCCGATGTGGCCTTCTGCATTTCTAAGACGTTGCGTGACCTGGGTCAGCATCGTCTCAAGCCCAGCAATCTTGTCCAACAAAACAGACTCACTCGTCGGCGCCGCCTCTTCACCGCCATCAGCAGCATCGGCCTGATCGGCGGGTGCTTGGTCGGTGGGGTCGGCCGGAGTTGAATCGTTTGCCGGCGGGTCTTCTTTCGCTTGGCGTGGGGCTTTGCCCGACTCCTCAGCATCCAGTTGATCCCAGATTTTCTGTGCTTCTTCTTGCGGGTTAACTTGTTCCTGTGCGTTCATAAAAGTTTTGTCTCACTTCGGTGTTGGTCATTGCTGACCATCTTCATCAACGCCGGCGAGTTCGTCGGGGTTGATCGCGGGACTCAGGCTGGCCTCTTCGGCCAGGCTGAGAATTTTGTTCAGCTCACTGATCCCACCGCGAATCAGGGCTGTCTGTTCTATGCCGTACGACGGGTTGTCGTTCAGCTTTCGAAGCTCATCCACACGGTCCTGGATGTGTTTCGAAAGCCGCTTCCATGTTGCTGATCGGAAGTCCTCGGGTCGCATTCAATCTTTCAAAAAGGAAAGGGCCGCCGGTTGGGCAGCCCTTTTAAATTTCACACTTCGGAGAGGAGAAACGGGGAATGTCCAGAGACACTGCCCCGCGGGTGATACTACAGCATTGTGATAGCAGGTGCAACACCTTAGATCCCCGATCCTTGACGAACCTTGATGGCGGCCTCCGCATTGAAGATCTGCCGGGAGTTGTCGATCTTCAACATCTCCAAACGCTCCTTGGCGGCCAGCTGCTCACGGGTCAGCTGCGCGTCCTGCCCCAGCTTCGTGAGCGCCAGATCCCGTTCCATGGCGCTGTCGGTCATGGCGATCTCGTACTCGGCCTGCTCGCGCTGCGCGTTGTAGGCCAGGCTCTGAGACTTCAGATTCATCTCGGCCGTGTTGCGCTGCAACTCAAAATCGCGCTGCGCCTGGCGGTCCTGCAGCTCGAGCTGTTTGGCTTCCATGTTCATCTGCGCTGCCACGATCCGCGGATCCTGCGGTGCGCCCTGCTCGGCCTGTGCCTGCTGCTCCTGCGCCACCACGTCCTCCGGCTTCATGATCTCTTCAGGGTTCACGCGGAACGCCTTTAGGATCGCCTTCAGCTCCTCGCGCTCCTTCAAGTGCGGCGTGTAGCGCGGGTTGTTGGTGATGTTCGCCAGGTTCAGCAGCGCCTGGTTTTGGATGTCGCGCTCGATCAGCGCCGTGCTGCCGCGGGCATCGATTTCAAAGTCGCCCTTGATCGCAGGATCTGGATCGCTCGACATCTTCCAGTCGTAGTACCTGCCGATGTGCGGACGGGTGATCGAATCGTCGTACAGCTTCACTCGCTGGCGCAGGACGGCATTGGCATTGTTATACAACATGACCATCCCGCCGACGGTCTCCGGCGCACTGCCCTGCTCGCCGCCCATGATCTGCGGCATCGACGACTCCACGTCCGCAAACTGCATCGCGGCCTGCGCAATCGCCAGCAGCTCTTGCAGGTGGCTGTTGAACTCAAACACGCTGAACGCCTGGCGCACGTCAGCCATGTCGTCCTTGGCCAGCCAGATCTTGTTCGGCGTGATCTCCCACGAATTGTTCTGCGGGATGACCATGCCCTTCTTCATCACAATCTGGCCACCGAGCGACGTGCGGCCGTTGTCCATCACCTGCCGCCATGCTGCGTTAACTACCCGCTGCTGGCTCTCCAGCTCGTCCGGCAGGCCGTAGCCGTAGGGGCTGCTGTCGCTCTTGCGCCAGCACCACACGTCCACCGGCAGGGTTTTGTCAGCGACCCAAGAATCCATCGCACCGATGACCTTGTCGTTGACGATCACCAGCACGCCGAACGTCACGTCGGTCAACGGATCGCCCGTGCGAGATGACAGCATCTCCATCTCTTCCGGCTCAATCTCGCCGTGGTACGTCCACATCTCATAGCTGTCTTCTTTGATCGTGTCACGCAACACGCGACCCTCAGCCAGCCGCACGCGGTTCGGCTTTTCTCTCAGCACCTCGCGAATGACCTCGGTATCAAAGCCCGGCAGGCCGACGAGCTGTCGCAGTTCCTTGCGCGTCACATTGCGACGATAGAAAAATCCGCGGCCGCGCTGGTGATCATTGCCGCACGAAGGGTCGAAGAAAACATCCCACGGATCCAGGCGCATCGATGCCGGGACAATCGTCTCGTTGATCTGCAGCACCTGCGTGCCGTCCGGCTGCGGTAGCCAGACCTTGCTGGTCTGACGCGCAGGGAACGGGCCGTACATGACCATCGTGCCCAGCCGTATGCCGTCTTCAATGCCCTTGCGGCTCTCGCCGTTGTACTTGCACTCGGTCAGACTGTCGTCGATCGACCGCTCCATGGCAGTCGCGGCTTCCTTCGCAGCCTGCATCACCACCTGTGCTTCTTCGTTGGCGGTCATGCCAGTCGGCTCGCCGGTCGTCGGATCAATGGTCTCGGCGTTGTTGCCGACCATGTCTGCCAAGTCTGGCAGTGGCGTTGGTTTCAGACCCCAGTTGCGATCGTCGACGGGGAACAGGATCTCGCACATGCGCGCGACCGCCTGGTCGACCTTCGGTCGTACGATGTTGATCACCACTCGAGAGCGGTTACCGTCTTGCGCCTTGCGCGCCGGCGGTCCGTTCTTCAACGTGTTCTCGAATTCGCTCGGGTTTGCCTCGCCACGGTCACCAAAGTACAGCTGGCTGTTGCGGCGCCAACGCTTCTCCACATCCGACGTGCCGCGATGCTGGACCCACTCGTCGCGCATCTTGGTGAACATGCCGTGCAGCTTTTCAATTTCTTGACGCTGATGATGTTCGTACTGCTCTGGCGTCATCAGCTCTTCGCCGACCATAACGGCCATGTCTTCTGGGATTTCTTTGGCATTCATTTGCAATTCCTTTGATCAATAGCCTGTGACTTCGTCCAGGGCAGCCCACACCGTCTCAGCGCCAGCCGGCATCGTGTTCCACGTTTCATCTTCATCTGGCCACGGCAGCGTCAAGCTCGGCTCGTCTAATCGCGCCAAACAGTCCATGCCGTCATCGAACCGACCGACTGGGAACGTGGCGTACTCCACATCCAGCAGCTCTTGAATCAGCTCGTGCTGGTGGCCCTGCACATCCACGTAGTTGAGCGACTGCGGCATCCAAATGCGGCCGCCCTCGAACCACGGGATCAGGCGCCGGATGCGAGCGTTCTTCTCCACTGCACCGGCGACCTCAGTGATCTTGAACCGGTACTGCCGGTGCTCCATCTCGTTTCTGATGTGCGATATGTCGCCCATCATTCCGTACCGCTCGTAGCGCACCTGCATCGGCTTGTGCTTCTTGTGCAGCTCGAAAAGTTTGTCCGCGCGCTGCGTCAACGTCAGCCGGTCAATGATCCCGTCAACGATGAATGCGTTGCCGTCGGCCGCAAGCCCCACCACCCACATGACCGTGCGATCGCTGCGCTTGCGCTTGCCGGCCGACGTTTGCGGGTCGCCCGCCGGGTCGACCAGAATCACCTTGTTCATTTTCTTCGGCGCGTCGTTGTAGCGACAGATCCAGCTGCGCTTGAACTCCGCACCCTCGGCTGGCCGTGGCTCCTGCTGGTACAGCGAGATCCATGACCGCGGATCAGACTGCGCCTGGCGCACCATCTCATCCGTAAACCATTCTTTCCACAGCCGCTCGCCTGGCTCACGGCCCAGCGGGTCGTTGTCGCTTGCAACCATCGGCAGCTTGATGACCTCCCACCGCTGCGGCTCGCGCTCGAGCAGGCGGCCGGCCAGATCGTCCTCATGCCAGCGGGTCATGATCACCACGATCCGGCCACCCGGCTTCAGACGGGTCAGCAGATCGTTCGTCCACCACTCCCAAGTCTTCTCGCGCACGCGCTCGGAGTCCGCGTCCTCGCGGCTGCGCACCGGGTCGTCGACCACGATCAGGTCGCCGCGGCGGCCGGTAACGGATCCACCGACACCGACTGCCGTGTACTCACCACCGTGGTTAGTTCCCCACCGGCCGGCGGCCGTGCTGTCAGCGGCCAGCGTCACCTGCGGAAACAGCGCCTTGAACTCGACATCGTCCACGCCATTGCGCACCCGGCGGCC